GGCGCTGAAATTAATTTAGATGAGAAAGGTGAACCGGAAAAAACGGAAGCACCCAAGGAAGAGAAGATAGAGGTTGAGGAAGTAGCACAACCCGAAGAAAAAAAAGAAGGTGGAGAAGTTGAAGAACCAAAGGATGAGAAAAAAGAAGAGTTAGAAAAATATAGTGAAGGCGTTCAAAAACGTATTGCTAAATTAACTCGTAAAATGCGTGAAGCAGAACGACAAAAAGAAGAAGCTGTTGTTTACGCTCAATCAGTAAAAAGAGATAAAGAAGATTTAGAAAGTAAATTTTCTAAATTAGATAAATCTTACGTTTCTGAATTTGAAAGCAGAGTTAAAACTAATATGAAAGCCGCTAAACAGGCTTTAAAAACTGCTATTGAATCTCAAGACGTTGAAGGACAAGTTGCTGCGCAAGAGCAAATTGCAAGTCTAACAATGGATGGAGCAAGATTGAATGCTTTAAAAATTGCTGAAACTTCAAAACCTAAAGAGAAGGATGTTAAGATTACGCCTCAACAATATAGGCCACAAGTTACTCCTGATCCTAAAGCAGAAGACTGGGCCATTAAAAATACTTGGTTTGGTAACGATTCTGCCATGACTTATACGGCTTTTGATATACATAAAAAGCTTGTAGATGAAGAAGGTTTTGATCCTAAATCAAATGATTACTATAATGAGGTGGATAAAAGAATAAGACTTGAATTCCCCCATAAATTTGGTAAGATGGAAGGAACTTCTACAGAAAGAGAAAAACCTTCTCAGAATGTAGCATCAGCGAAACGTTCAGCTTTAACAGGACGCAGAAAAACTGTCAAACTAACACCCTCACAGGTAGCAATTGCTAAAAGATTAGGGGTGCCACTTGAAGATTATGCAAAACAATTAAAAATCACGGAAGGAGCATAAGCATATGGAAAAAGAACAAAAAACTTCGCGTGCGAGTCAAACTAAAGCTAAAACAGCTAAAAAAGTAGTATGGACTCCACCCTCATCTCTCGATGCACCAAATGCGCCGGCTGGTTACCGACATAGATGGATAAGAGCAGAAGTCATGGGCTTTGATGATACAAAGAATATGACGGCTATGATAAGATCAGGATACGAGCTCGTAAGAGCTGATGAATATCCTGAGGAAGATTATCCAGTTATGAAGGAAGGCAAATACGCAGGAATGATCGGAGTAGGAGGCCTAGTGCTGGCTAGGATACCAGAAGAAATCGCGAAAGCTCGTCAAGATTATTATGACAAGCAAAACGAAGCTAAAGAAGAAGCTATTAAACACGATATTCTGAAGGAGCAGCACCCAAGTATGCCAATCTCACAAGAAAGGCAGACTCGTGTAACCTTCGGTGGTACAAAGAAAAACTAAATTTTTTAGTAATTCCTAAACCAACGATTTAAATCAACCGTGACTGGAGGTCCGCAAGGACAGGTCACAAAAGGAGACATAACCAATATGGCTAATCAAACAGGCGGATTTGGTCTAAGATCGACTTATAGATTAGGCAGTACACCTGCCACTCAAGGTTTATCTGAGTACCCAATCGAAACAGCTCCTGGTAAGGGACTATACCAAAACAATCCCGCTTCTAAACAAGGCGCGGGTAGTACTGGTTACTTACAGGATGCAGCTAATGCCACTATGGACGATGGAATAACAGGCGGTGCAGGATGGGCGAACAATACAGCTAACATTCTCCCTATGAATGGTGTATTTAATGGTGCTTTCTATGTAGATAGCACTACAAGTAAACCAACATGGGCGAATTTTGTAGCAGCTTCGCAAGCATTCGGTACTAACTATAATACCGGTTCATCTGATGGCGTAGGTTTTGTTAATGATGATCCTACACAGGAATACGTAGTCAAAGCTGCTGCAGCAGTAACTGTAGCAATGATGGCAGGCGATTTAACTTACAATATGGCTGACTTGGGTACTTCGTACACAAGTGGTCAATCTACAGTTAAATTAGCAACAGGCGCTTCATCGGCGGCTGGTGCAGGACAATACGCGTTCCAAATAGTGAGAATCGCTAATGATCCTTTAAACTTGGACAATACAGCTATCAATTCTAACGTTATCGTTAGATTTGCACCAGGCTCTATTATGTCCGTGAAATACTAAGGAAGAATAGGAGAATAAAACATGGCAATATCAAGAGCACAGCTAGTCAAAGAACTAGAACCAGGTTTGAATGCACTATTCGGACTTGAGTACAAACAATATGTGAACGAAGCAGCTGAAATTTTTGAAACTGAAAATTCTGACAGAGCTTTTGAAGAAGAAGTAATGTTAGCAGGTTTCGCTAATGCAACTGTTAAACCAGAAGGTCAGGGCATATCATACGATAGCGCTCAAGAGACTTTCACAGCTCGTTATACAAACGAAACAATCGCACTTGCGTTCGCGATCACTGAAGAAGCGATCGAGGACAACTTGTATGATAGACTTGCAAGCAGATACACAAAAGCTTTAGCAAGATCTATGGCTAATACAAAACAAGTTAAAGGCGCGGCTGTTTTAAATAATGGGTTCAATTCCAGCTACGCAGGTGGTGATGGTAAGGAGCTTTTAGCTACTGACCACCCAACTTTAGCAGGGACTTTTTCAAATGAATTGGCTACAGCAGCTGATTTAAATGAAACATCTTTAGAGCAAGCATTGATTGACATTGCTGCGCTAACTGATGAAAGAGGTCTTAAAATTGCAGCTAGAGGAGTTAAAATGATAATTCCTTCTGCGCTTCAATTTACTGCTGAAAGACTTATGAAGTCTAAAGGTAGAACTGGAACAGCAGATAATGACATCAATGCGATCAATAATATGGGCGCAATACCTGAAGGTTATGTAGTTAATCACTATTTAACTGACACAAGTAAATGGTTCATTAAAACTGATGTTCCTAATGGATTGAAACACTTTACAAGAGCACCATTGAAAACTTCAATGGAAGGTGACTTCGATACTGGTAATGTAAGATACAAAGCTAGAGAGAGATACGTTTTCGGATTCTCTGACCCTAGAGGTATCTTCGGATCAGACATATAATAAATAATTAATTAAGGGGCGGAACACAATTCCGCCCCTTTTTTTATGCAAGGTGTAAAAATGAAGAAATTCCTAGTAAATATTTGGGCTTACGATTATCACGCTAAATTTGAGGTGTTAGCAGAGGATAATGTTAAGTCTATTGAGCAAGGAATCCTTGACAGACTGGGAGAAAAGAGTGTAAAATGGGAATCAACGGGAATGTTTAGAAACGCACCCCGAAGAATAACCTATGAGGAGGTTATAGATGGTACAAGAACTGTACAAACAAAAACGGTCCTTGGAGTTGAAGTGGCAGTTGGAGTATGAGCAAGAAGGTAAATATACTCTCAATATGGTCCAGATTGATAATGCAATTAAAAACATTATTACTGAGATCAAAGCCGAGGAATCGAAAATTGCAGATAGAGAAAATACAATTAGGGACTCTGCCCCCGAAATTTCTGTGGCAACTTAGATAAACGCCACATCGCTGAAATCGTACTTTTGGTGTGGGATCTCTTGCACTCTTCACAAATTTCATATATATTTTATTCACTATACAATTATTTAATTGGATATCGACGAGTATAGTCGACGACCTAGAGACGATATCCCATAATCTAGGAGGATTATAAAATGGCAACAACAACATTTAATGGCTCGGTAAGATCCGAAAAAGGATTTCAACAGGTCAATAAAAACACTTCAACAGGAGCTTATACTGCAAGAACTCTGGGACTAAAACCAGATCTTACTAGTTTAACTGCTACTACTGTTGCAACATCGGCTTCATTAACTTATGCGGCTAATACAATTACAGTTAATGACTTTGACGGAAATGCAGCACAAGCTGTTACTTTACCAGCAGCTACGGTAGGAACTATAGTAGTACATTACCAAACAGATGATACAAATGGAGGAACTAACACTCTTACATTTACATGTGCAGGAAGTGATGTTTATAGAACTGGTTCCAAAGTGGAAAGTAGAACTACTGGAGCAGCATCAACTATAGATACGTCTGCAGCAGATGAAACGATATTAACGTATACACCTGCGGCGGCAGCAACTAATAGTTTAACTCATGGTTGTTTTATCTATTTCACGTGCTATGAAAAAGGCATTTGGGATTTTGCTTATGATTTTGCTAACGGCCCTACTTTTGATACAGGCGCTGCGGCGTGGAGTTAATAAATAAATAAAATAATGTGAGCTCCTTCGGGAGCTCACGATTAAGGAATAAAAAATATGAGTACATATCCAGTAGATATAAAAGCGAGTGAAAAAAGTACAGCAACTACCCATACTATTTTTGATGGGCCAGCAAGATGTGTAGGACTTTATATGGTACAACCAATGGATACTGCAGTTTCAACGGTAACAGTGTTAGATGCTGGCACAACAGTTGCTGTTTTTACTTTACCAGCTACAACTGACAGCAGTAATAAAGCGGCTATATCACGATACGTTCAATTTCCTGGCACAGGAATTAGATGTAAAACTAGTCTTAAACTTACTTTATCAGCGGCTACACCAGTAACAGTATTTTACGGCTAGGAGGATAAATGGCTACTTCGGGAACAACAGCCTTTAATCCTTCAATTGATGAGATTATTGAAGAAGCGTATGAAAGAACAAATGTACGCGGTACTCGAACAGGTTATCAATTAAGAAGTGCTAGGCGTTCATTAAATATTCTATTGTCCGAATGGGGCAATCGAGGAATTAATCTTTGGAAAATTAAATTAGCCAGTGTTCCTTTAGTGGAAGGTCAAGCAGAATATAATTATACTGCTGATACTACAAATTTTCCAACTGACATAAGTGATGTATTAGAAGCTTATGTAAGAAATAATTCAACAGTAACAGCTCCCGTAGATACTGCTCTATCTAAAATAGGAAGATCCACTTATTCAGCTTTACCCAATAAATTATCAAAAGGAACTCCTTCACAATATTATGTTCAACGACAAGCCTATGTATATAATGCAGCCGGAACAGTCACAGCTTCTCCTAATATATTTTTATATACAACACCTAGTTCTAGTTTTTCTGGAGCAAGTTATCTTGTTAATTTTTATTATATGGCAAAATTAGAAGATGTAGGTGCTTATACAAATACTTCCGATACAGTATTTAGATTTTATCCAGCTTTAATTTCTGGATTAGCTTATTATTTAAGTATGAAATATTCACCCGAACAATCATCAAATTTAAAATTAATTTATGAAGATGAAATGCTTAGAGCAATGCAAGCAGATGGTGAGCAAACATCAACTTATATTACACCACAAACATTTTATGGAGATGGAGTATAATGTCAGGAGTTTTTTCTAGAGGTAAAAGATCAATGGCTATTTCTGATAGATCAGGAATGGCATTTCCATATCGAGAAATGGTAAAAGAATGGAATGGGTTTTTAGTTCATTATTCAGAGTACGAACCTAAACAACCACAACTCGATCCAAGATTTCATGGTGGTGATCCGCAAGCATTAAGAAATGCAAGACCTCAACCTGCAGCTGTAACTAGTTTAATTATGTTAAGTAATAATCCTTTTGAAACTATTAAATACGGAGGAAGTACTTTTGTAAATGTTTTTTCAATTGATCATAAAAGATCAACTGGTGATACAGTAAGATTTAGAGGACCTCCTGTAGTAACTGCTACAGGTTCAGGAGGAGCAGATGCAAAAAATTTACAACAATTTATATCGGTACCTACATTTGATAATGTAAGTGATATTAGTGCGGCAGCTGGTTTTACAATTACAGTTGGAAAGAAAAATTCAGATGGTAGTGTAACTGCTGCGGCAGGAACTTTAGGGGAACCAGAAAATTATTTTTATTTTACAAGTACAAGTACAGCAACAAGTGGTAGTGTAAAAGGAGGCGGCGATTATTGTTCAGCAGGACCTGTAACATTATCAGTCGTAAACGCATAATATGGCATACAGTTTAGCAAATTTACAAACAGATATTAGAAACTACACTGAAGTGAGTGGAACTTCTACAGGTGGGGTTTTAAGTGATGATGTTTTAGCAAGACTCATTAAAAACGCTGAACATACGATTTTCAGGGCAGTCGATATGGATGATGAAAGATTTTATTCTACGTCGAACTGTATTATTGGAAATAGATATGTAAGTACTCCTACTGACTGTAGAGTCATTAGATATGTTCAATTATTAAATGATAATGTGAGTCCTAATGTTCAAGTTTTTTTAGAACAAAGAGATGTTAGTTTTATGGCTGAATATTATAATACTCCTTCTACTGCATCGACTTCTCTTCCTAAATACTGGGCTAATTGGAATGAGACTTGTTGGGTAGTTGCCCCTACTCCTGATACAGCTTATGAAATTACCATGGCTTTTAATAAAGAACCTGTAAGTCTTACAGATGCTACCAAATCTACTACGGGAACTTATATATCCAATAAATATCCTGATTTACTTTTGTATGCATGTCTGGTAAATACATATGGATACTTGAAAGGTCCGCAGGATATGTTACAATATTATAAAGCGGCCTATAAAGAAGCTTTAGAATCGTACGCGATCGAGCAAATCGGTCAAAGACGCAGAAGCGAATACGGCGATGGAGTCATTCGCGCTCAACTAATCTCAAAATCCCCATCGAGTAATTAATTATTAAGGAGATAAAAAAATATGGCAAACGTAATACCTTATGCATTTCGGGGAGAATTATTCTCTGGAACACATAATTTTGCATCTGGAGGAAATACTTTTAATTTAGCATTGTATACTTCAAATCCATACGACACAGCGAGTACTGTATATGTAGCTACAAATGAACAAAGTTCAGCGGGTAGCAGTAATTATACTGCACGAGGAAATGCTTTAGGATCTAATGCAGTTGTTTATGCAACAGCTGTTGCATCTTGTGATTTTGCTGATAGTACATGGTCATCAGCAACAATCAGTGTGGCTTTTGGAGCAATTTTTAATACTAGTGCGAGTGATAAATTATGTGTGGTTTTAGATTTTAGTGGAACGAAAACTTGTACCAATGGTACATTTACAGTTTCTTTCCCGGATCCAACAACAGCTTCAAATGCTATCATAAGTATGGCTTAAGGAGAATAAATGGCTTTAGTAATAAATGATAGAGTAAAAGAAACCAGTACTTCAACAGGAACTGGAACAATTGATTTAGCAGGTGCTGCGACAGGCTTTGAAAGTTTTGTGGCGGGGATAGCTACAGGCAATACAACTTATTATACAATTTTTAATCAAGGAACGACTGAATGGGAAGTTGGACTTGGAACAGTAACTGATGCAACACCTGATACTCTTTCAAGAGACACAGTCATTTCAAGTTCTAATGGAGATGCAGCAGTAACTTTTACGGCGGGTACAAAAGATGTCTTCTGTACAATGCCTGCGAGTAAGACCGTCTATTTAGACGCAACAGGAA